TGCACAGCAGAACGTGGAATTACTTTTGTGTCACCTTGGGAAGAACTAGATATGAAAGCATCTCGTTGCGCGTCGTAGTAGTACTTACCCGGACTGCCGTCACCCAATGCAAAATACATCTGGTTACCATCGCCAATGGTGTTAGGGCCACGCGCATCGAAGGCCCCAAGAGACCCAAGCGTACCCATGTTGGTCAGACCTAAACTGTTGTAATCAGTATAGGGCGAATACGAATAACTTGGGTTGCTGTTTTCGTCGTACCCAGTCTGTGCGCCCTGAACAAGGTATCTTTCCGGTACAGATATCCCGCCACCATTCCCACTCTCATCTCCCGGCGACATTATCGGAGGCGAGTAATAGACCAGTCGTCCATTTCGGTCGGTGTAGGTGCCGTCTGGGTTTGCGGTTAGTCCACTGGGGATAGCCATGATCGTTCCTTTAAGACACTTCGCGGCCAGAAGCGCGAATAGTGATGGCCGACGCAGTTCCGGCTATCGTTGATATAAAACCTCCGTTATCAAGCACCTGACCCACTATTTCGGGAAAAGTATACACTTCGGAGGCGGCCAACGAGCGGGCCTTGGTAATCAGGTTGCGGTTGCCCGGTGTGTCACCCGATGTGACCAAATTGATGCTCAAAGTTGCAGCGCCGCCGCTGTAGTTGGTGGCCGTGAACTTGTCAATAATCGTGGTCACATTGGACGCGACGTACTGCTGAGTCTGGCTATCTTCAGCAATCTTGGCGGGGATCAGAACCTTAACGGTCACTGTCATAGAATCACCCATCGGCTACCGCTGGACACCGTTACAGTTACCCCACCCGACACGGTTATCGGGCCTACGGACATGGCGCAGTCTCCAGAGGCTATTGTATAACTTGTTGCAACGGTTTGTTTATTCACAATAATTCCATTTGATGCGTTCAGGACGGTGGACGACAATTCGCCCGTCGAAGGCTTGTAGAGCAGTTTAGCGTTGCCGGTGTAGATCGTGGTCGGGGTGCCAGATGTCGCCGCCGCAAACAGGGGGTACACGTTGGTTGCCGTGGTTGTGTCGTTGCTAATCGTCGCCCCAGACACCACCGTCGCCCAAGTCCCGTCCCCCCGCCAGTAGGTCGAGGAGGTGGCGCCGGTGCCGGAATTCAAGTTTGTAACCGGCAAGTTGCCGGTGACCTGCGTCACCAGACTGACCCCACTCAAGGTGCCCCCCAGCGTCAGGTTCCCCGAGCTTGTGACCGTGCCGGTCAAAGTAATGCCGTTGACGGACCCGGTGCTACCCACACTGGTAACCGTGCCGCCCGAGCCGGTTGCGGACAGGGTGCCGGTGGCAAAGGACACGCCGGTGCCGATAGTGACGTTAGAGAATCCACCCGCACCGTTGCCGTACAGGATCGAGGTGCCGCTGGTCGCAGGCGCGTAATCGGTGCCGGAGGCAGCCGCGCTGATTGCGGTGCCGTTGCCTTTTAGCACCCCAGTGATGGTCGTGGAAAGCGTCAAAGCAGGAGTTGCCCCACCTGAACTGGTGCCTGCTAAACCATTGGCGCTTGCAACCGAAACAGCGGTGACGGTTCCGGTTGTTGGAGTTGACCAAGTTGGCGTTCCAGCCGTTGCGCTGGTTAAAACTTGTCCGGTTGTACCCGCAGCCGTGTACGCAAGCGCGGTTCCTGTGCCATACACCACCGCCCCCGCTGTCGGCGTTGCGGTGCTATTTGTGCCGCCGTTGGCAATCGGCAAAGTGCCCGTTACATCATTGACTAAACTCACCGCGCTAAAGGCGGGGTTACCCGCCGCGTTACCGTGCAGCACCGTGGTCGTGGTGCCTTGGTTGGTCATGCTGATGTTAGGTGCTGCTCCACCGCTAGACACTATTGGCGCGGTGGCAGTTACGGTGGTAATACCGCCAAGGGTGGCAATATCCGCAGGGGGTGGCCCCAGTTGCAATTCATCCAACGTAGTGGCGTTGGACCCGCTGCCGGTCAAAACAAATAGATTTTGAAAAAACCTATACCATTCCCGCGACATGAGGCCCGTGCGCTCGTCAATAAACGGCACCCGTGGCGCGGGGATATTGGTGATGTTCACTAGCTACCCGTCGGGGTGACAAACAATTCAGCGCCCATGATGGCGATCTTCACGGAATCAGTACCGGACACCTCATAGACCCTGTCGCGGATCTTCTCGGTCATCCCAAGTCGCCGCCAGATGGTGCGGTAGCCGTAATTGCCAATTGCGCCCATTGACTTCCAATGTTCGTTTGACCAAGTGTGGCCGCCGTCGTCGGACCAACGCAACATGACTTGAGGATCGCTGCCTTGCCCGTCATTCAAGCCAACGCCCGTTTGGGCATCCAACTGTAAGCTGTGGTGCGCGGTTCGCTTGAGGTTGTTCTGCCCCGTAGCCAGCGCCCGCCACGATCGCAACCACTTCTGGATATGGTCGTCGTCAGCGTAAACATCAAGGTCAAAGGCGTATACCCGCCCGTCCTCGTAGTCGCCTACCACAATCTCGTCATTGAACGACATCTGGCAGTTGCTACGGTGCCGGACAAATTGTCCGTTTTCAAAAGCAGCACGTTCGTGCCACAGTTGCGTTGATACGTCATAGACCCACGTTGCTTCGGCTGACGGAAAGATCAGCACATAGAACGGATGGCCGTCCTGCTGGTAGGTGTAGCCAATCGCGTCTGTGATGTTGCCGTAACTTTGGATGGCGTATTCCACCGCGTTGGTCGAGATCCGCGCCGGGGTGTAGCCGTTAGCCCGGTAGACAATCCCGCGCCCCCGAGCGTCCGATCCTAGCCAGAACACGCTGTTGTCGAGTTTTGCCACAGAGTACGCGGCCTCGCAGCCGACTTCCATGAACGCGCCCTGAATCCGCGCCATTGGAAAGTCAGGCGTTCCCGCGTCATACCAGACTTCAACGCTGGTAGATCCAAGCAAGAATATTTCGCGGTGATCTACAATCAAAGACACCACGTTGTCGGGGTAGCCTTCAGCGCTGGCAAAGTCCAGCGGGTCTACAGAAGTCCCATCCAGCAAACTGGTAACCCAGAACTTCTGCGAGTCTGGTTCGTTAAATACAAAGTACCCGTCAAGGTAGCCAACCGATCCCGCGCCTGGAAAGTCCGGGTCTGTGATCTGGGCAAACACCGCCGTGGATACGTTGTAGATGTAACTAAGCGGGTTACAGGCAATGAATATCTGCGTGCCGTTGTCTGCCATGCTGACCGGCCCTGCGCCGGATACGGTGCCAATCAAGGTCGCAACCCAACTGGTGTTTAAACTGTAAAACTCACTGCCCGACACCACATAAGCTATGCCGTTGGTTACCCACAAGCCACGAATAGGCCCGGTGCCGACCGTGGCCAACAAGCGCAAGCCAGGACACCTTAACAGGAACCCCGCCTCTTTTCCTCCGCTGCCTTCGGGGATAGCTTCAGGAAAAAGATTAATCATGCGGTTATCTGCCGCATTGACCGACCGGGCGACATAACTGCCGCCTAGAATCGGGGTCTTCACTTAGTAATTACCTGCGTAGATGTTAAACCGCTGGCGGGTTGCCACGATGCTGTAGGGCAGGCTCATCACATCATCGGGGTTGTTGATCCGCTTGATGTTGCGCTTGGAGGACATGGCGATCCGCTGCACTTGGGGCGGCGGTTCAATGCCAAATTCAGCCGCAATCTCAGCCGCCAGATTGAATCGAAACGCCCGCAGGTAGCCCGGTGGCACCACCAGCACCGTAGCCAAGGTGGCGGGTTCCACCAATTCGGTAACGCTGATGAAGTGCCATTCCAACGCCTTAGTCGGCACCGGATAGATGTACATGCTGATGTTTGGCATGTCCATGTTGATCCAGATGATCTGCGGGTAGGTCGAGGTAACGGTCTTCACCGCAATACCATCGTACTGCTGTTGGTTGATAATCTTGATGCCAAAACTAATGTTGTTGCTTGGATCTCGGAAATACGTCGAGTCATCCAACAACACAGGGCGGTTGCCCACAAAATCGCCGGTGGGGCCAAGGGTTCGCGTTTTTTGACTCGCAGGCCAAGTAAACGTCTGGTCTTGCGTAGAGAACACCGACAACCGTTCTGCCGACCAACTATCCAGCATCTGGTTCATCGCGGTCAACGCATCGGCAGAAGTCTCAGCCGAAGGCACTTCGCCTTCTGCTAACTGGCCGATAAGCCGCAAAGCCCCGTTGATCTGGTCGCCGGCAGTTGTGCTCACGCTGCAATCTCCTTACGAGGACGCCCTCGCGGTTTCGCCAATTCGTTGACCTCGTACTCGGGGTCGCCCAATTCGTAACGCTCCCAACCGTTCTTTTCGTCAGCTTCAGCTTCTGCATCCATTGTAGCAACCTTGTTGCCGTGGACCGGATGACGCATGTAGATGACCATTCTATGTCCTTAAAGACCGCCCCATATCGCTATGGGGCGGATGTTGCTTAAGCTACCCGATAAACCGAGTAGGCCGCCGTGCCGGTTTTGCGAAACAAAAACTGAGCCGCGCCACCAACACCAGCCGCACTGCCGGTAATAGCAACCAAAAGGTTACCAACCGAAGTAATACCAGTGCCAACAACAAACGTCAAAATTCCAGAACCAGTACCCAGATTAACGACGTTCAACAGAAAACAACTGTTAATTTTCAGATTGGTCATAACAGCGTCAATTGCTGCTGCGGTAGGCATCGTGTAGCTCGCCGCTGACGTTGAAGGATCGCAAACCAAAAGGCCGCCGGTGAGTTGAGCAACAGTCAGGGTTGCGGTTGCAGTTGCCGTTTGGGGCGCTGCTTGCGTTTCCATAACTTGCTCGTTTAAATTGCCATCAGTGTACTGATAACCACCACCAATTGAAGGAAGTGCCATTTTTAAAGCTCCTTAAATTTGATTAGCCCCCGGCAGCGCCGGGGGCGGTACTAATTACCCCCAGATCCGGCAGGCCATCGGTGCGCGAATGGTGGAATACCCATACAGCACGTCAACACGGCAAGGCATCCGGTCATTGTTGATGTCGTATTGACGAACAATACGCATCGAAATGCCGTTATGCACCTGACGGGATGCCATGTCCACACCTTGCGGCAGCAAAAGGTCGGCGGTTGCCAACGTGATCGCATTCTTGTGATATACCAAGTTTTGCGGGTAGGTGGTGGACGCGCTGCCCAAAAACACCAGCGCAGCCGAAGCTGCCGGGAACGCATCAACCGTAGCCAACGCATTGCCAGCGGTGTACATAGGCGGGGAGAACGCAATAGTAGCCGAGGTGCTGGTCAAGGTCTGGTCAGCAGTCACGACAAACTGTTGCAGGCTACCAGTGCTAAGACGGGTTTGCGGGTTAACCGCGTACACGCCAGCAATGGTAAAAATGTCACCTTGTTTGATGGTTTTGGTGCCACTGGTGTAGGTAATATCCAGTGTCGTAGCACCTTGAGCTGAAGGCACAGTAGACGCGCAGATAGGCGAAACTGGAAGACTACCTGTGGTGTGGCTGACAATTGACTGTGACATATTAATTTCGTCATAGCCAAGAACACCCTCACCCATCATACCGGTCTTGAACTGACGAGAAATTGTGCTTGTCGGGTTAAAGAAACCAGTCATGCCGTTTACCAAAGCTGCGTTGGCGGCAGGGTTTACGGTCCCATAACGTGGGGACATTGGGGTAGCATATTCGCTTAATTTTTGTTGCGCTTGCAACAAAACAAGGGACG